CGATGTTGCCTTTCCCTCTACGTGTATCTTTTGCAATTTGATTAGCTTCGCGCTCAACCTGGAACATTAGGCCCTTGAACTTTTCAACAGACCAACGACCGTTGGAATCTGTATCAAGGTCAAATACGCCAGCAGTTGTTGTTCCTGTATTAGCACCACGTACTGCTGTAATGTTAATCGTACGAATTACTTCGCGATTGATTTCAGCAAGAATTTCAGCCGAGAGGATGTTGGAGAGCTCGGTCTCAGCGTCTAGGCCATGGATAGCCTTTAGATCCTGAGCGAGTTCCATCGTGTATTCAGCCTTTAGAGCACGGCTCTGAGCTGTTACAGTTACCTTCTCGATGGAGAAAGCCATCTGAGGAATTGAAGGATGGCTGGTGGTACCAAGGGCTTCAGCATTAGCTGTAGCAATACCAATACCTGTATTATAAAGGGCATTGGTTACGTTGCTGTTTGCTGAAGGAACGGTTCCTGTGTGGTTGTTACCAAAAGCAGCTGGATTAGCTGTTCTTGGGGCAGAGAACGAAGTATTAGCTTCGTTATAAAATGCCTCATCACCACTCTGATTTGTGTAGCGCGAGCGCATTGCGAAGATTAGGCCTGTAGGACCTGTCATTGGCTGAACGCCGCAGATGTCATAAGCGATGAGGTTTGGCATTGAACGACGAACCAAGCTGATTAGAACTGGGTCGAATGTGTCAATGTTGCTGCCTGTCTGGTTTACTGGTGCATCTTCACCGAGTAGGCGCTGGCCGCCAAGGTGGGCGCCTGCTTCGCGAAGAGCATTCTCTGTGTTCTCGAGAATGACTGCTGTAACAGCGCGGCGATGAGCGTCTGAGATCTTTGGTAGATCAGGATGCTCTAGTACTGGCTGCCACTTTCTTTGAGCTTCTTCAGTTAGAATCATTTGGTTTCTCCCTTTTGCAATTAAGCTGTACTTGTTTGTTTTATTTATAACGAATTAAACTTTAACGAATTGTGGTTCTTGAAATGGCCCTGACATACTTCGACATCGCTTGTGATGTGACTACTTCAGGCTCTTCGCCATCGAACGACTCTTCAAGAAGATGTGAGGTCTTCTTTCCATCGTTTGATGGAAAATAATTTTCTTTGACAATCTGTAGCTTGTTTTTAAAGCTGTCGACGTCTTCGAAAATTACACCTTCAGCGAGTTTCTTAAGTTTCTCGGATTGAGAAACTGTTAGACCCTCAGAAATCTCAGCAAAGATTTCTTCAGACGCCATCTCGTTGATGGATTTCTTTAGATCAATGTTTTCATTGATTGATTCGTTTAGTTTAGCTTCGAGCTCTTCAACTCGTGTTGCTAGTTCTTCGACTACATTAACTTTATCTTCTGGAATATCAATATAGTGTTCAGCAAATAGGTTCTTTAGACCAGAGATAAAGTCTTCTGTGACTTCAGAACGAAGAGAAGTCTCAATAGCTACTTCGTTTTCTTTAATCCATTGCTCAACCACGTAGTCGAGATATTGATCTATCTTGTTTGTAAGCTCTTCTAGTTGTGCGATTTGCTGCTGTTCAAGTCTTTCAACTTCTTCTGTAAGCTTAGTATCATACTGAGCTTGAAGTTCTTCAGAAATTTCATTGACCTTGAAGTTAACAGCTGCCTCGAAGATGGTAGAAACCTTCACTTTAAACTGTTCAGAAAGCTCTTCACCATCGAACATAGCTTCAACATGTTCGCTCTTCATTGCTACGGAAGCTTTATTCTTAGCGGACATATCTCCTGTTGGAGCTGTATTATTTTCGTCGTCTGTTTCTTCCACGGAAGTTACCCCATCTGTTGTAAGCTTTTCAGCTGACATACCTGGAGCCTTCTTTCTACCAGGCGCAACGTCTGCTTGTTTTGTAGTAGGATCTGGAACTTTTGATGTTCCTGTTTCTCCTCCACCAACTTCAACTTCTTCTTTTTTCATTTTAGTGGTGGTTTCCTCTTCTTCGTCTTCATCTTCTTTTTCTTCAGCTTCAGCCTCTTTAGCTTCAAGCAAGACATTTTTGATTGCGTCTCTTAGTTTCATCGTAAGTGACTCCTTTACTTAGTTTTTCTTTATTTATTAAATATTACTTTTTAACTAATTCGTTAAGAAAACTTTTAAACATATTGATTTTTGTTTCATCAAGGCGTTTTGCTGGAGTTTTCTTAATTTCTTTTTTCATTTCCTCTATTTTCTGAGCTTTGAGGAGTCCATTATCCCATACCCATTCTACGCCTTCCATTATTCCTCTGACAAATGCATCAGGAGCGGAAGGATCAGCAACAATGTCTGCAGCAGTAGCTAAACGAAAATCGTCTTTAACGACCATGCAACCTCTGGATTTATCTTCCTCTAAAGAACCCATACCACGTGTTGATACTCCTAATGAACCACCACCATCCATCAATCCTTTTACGATATTTCCCATTGGTGTTTCCATAATCTTAGCTCTACCAATATAATTACTTCCTTCTTGACGAAGATTTGTAATTAGATGTGATACTCTATCTAGATTAATTGAAGGTCCATTTGGATGACCCAATTCTCCGTAGGCTCTTCCTTGTTCGACTGATTCTTTCATATAGCGTGCGCATTCTTTTTCAAGAATTTCACCAGGATATACGCGACCATTCCTGTTTTGAATGTCGCCCTGCATGAATATGCCTTCTATATAATAGTTCTTTTGACCAGATTCTTTAGCTTCTACTAAGTATCTTACGTTTTCTACTTGTTCGCATATGAGTTTCATGGTAGTTCCTTAACTTGAATAACCTGTTCCCATTGGGATCTTTTGAAGTTCTATCATTAAGAATCCATTAGATGCACCAACCAGTTCTACCACAACTGCATTTGCAGAATTAGCTGTGAGTGCGCAACCACTTCCAGCGAAATCTATACTACCTGCATTAGGTAGCGTGAGAACTAGAGTAGTTCCTCTCTTGACATTCCAATGTGCTCCAGGAGCAGATCCCCAAAATACCTGGGAAATAGATGCTCCTGTTAATGTTTCTTCAATTTGAGAATTTCCATCACCAAAGGCAATGTTACTTACAGAACTATTGCCAGTAACAACGATTGTGGCATTAGATGATACATGTACTACTGCAGATGTTCTATTTCTATTAATTATGGTAGACATTTATTATCTCATCCTTCTTTATTATATTGTTTCCAAGCAGTAGCATATGCGATGCTCTTTTCTTTTGGCGTCAAACCATCTTTACTGTAAGACTTCTTTATATGTTTAACCATTCTTTCAAATTTACTGCCTGGAGGGGCAACCTCTTGAACTTTTTCAATTTCTTCTTTAACATACTTACTAATGTGCTCACCTGGACTTGGCATTTTTCCACCAGTATCCTTTGCAGAGACTGTATGTTTTGCTCCGGCATTCGTAGTGATAGTTATCATACCTCGGCCAGCACCTTCAACGGTTTTGATATGGTGTGGATTTTTAGGAGCCTTAGCAATCTCATCAACCTGTTCAACTTCTTCTTTCATTTTTTTCTTTTTGTCTGGATGGCCTCGACCACCATCAGCACGATTGGCCCATACAGCCTTACGTTGAGCGTGGCTTACATAGCCTTCATCAACTTCTTCGTAGACCTTTTCGTCTTTTCCTGGATCGTACCCATGCTCTGGCTGACGAGATACTCCCTTGATATTAGAGGCTTTAAAAACATCATCGCCATTCTTATTAGCGTCTGGTGTCTTTTCTACCTTGTGCTTAGCCACGAACTTCTTCTCATCAGGAGATTTAGGTTCGTATAATTCTCTAATCTGTCTGAGAGTTCTCATAAGATTCTCCGTTATCTGTTTCTATTTCCGTTTGCGGCTCTGCTTCAGGAAGATCCGCTTGTGATTCTGGTTCATTAAACATATTCATAGCAACATACTGCTTAGCTTGATCAATCGCATTTATTGTTTTTTGAGCGATTATTTCGCTATATGCGTCTGAAAAATCTACTGGCTTTCCTTCGTTCGCATATTTAATTAAATCTAAAATGTCTGCCATATATTCTCCTATTTATATATCATTTTGTAGGTGGAGTCGAACCAGTTTGATCCTGCTGCTGTTCTAGCGGCGTCATAGGTTGTATTACACCAGTTTTAAGTTCATCTTCAACTTGAGCATCTATTTCTTCTAGATCATCCTCTGTTTGTTTCAATACATTTCTACGTATGTATTCAACAGAGAAATATCTACCAACATAAGGATCTGTTAGCTGTAGTATCTGCATTCTTTCACGCATCATTTCAATATGCTTCAACTCTGCGAATTGATTATCCTTAGCATATTTGATTTTAATATTGAATCTTAGATCTTCCCACTCTTCAGGCGTTATGATCTTCTTAAGAAGAAGTTGCTTTTGAAGAACCGATAAAAACAACTCAGAGAATTTATCTTGCAGTCTACTGATGAACTTAGTAAATCTAACTTCATCTCTTGTAATTTCTGTCGCTCGGCCAATCGAATATGTGTTGTCTGGTTCAAGTCTATTGATTGGAACATTAAGAGACTTGTAAAGGTTTCTCTGGAAATATTTTACGTCTTCAAGATCACCTGCTAATTGACCTGCAGGTAATGTATCGATCTCTGTTCCCTTACCACCTTCTCTACGTGGTAACCAAAAGTCTTCTAACATCGTCATGAATTTACGATCGTCTCGTATTTCACCTGTAGCAGAATCATATACGATTCTGTTCTTGAACCTAGTCATAATGTCACGAAGATATTGTTCGGCCTTCATCTTTGGAAGGTTGCCAACATCGATATAAAAAATACGACGTTCAGGCGCACGAGAGATTTTATAGATTACGGTGGCGTCTTCTAACGCTCTTAACTGGTTTAAAGGCTTTATTGCTTTATGCAAATAAGAAAAAACCAATTGATT